TATTCGTTTAAAGAAGAATGGTACTCAAGTAGCGATTGCTGCAATGAAGCCAGAAGCTACTGCCGCTTGGAGCGTATCGGCTTCCCTTACTCTAGATGCTGCGGCTAATGATGTTATCACAATGACAATGCAGTTATCAGCAGGAACAGCGGTAATGGGAAGTACTTTAGTAGCTAATCCGAGAATACTTCTTTATTATGTAGGAGATTATGTATAATGGGCACTGTACCGACAGTTCATACTTGGGCAAATGGAGATAAACCTAATTTCAGAGATATGAATTCATACCTTGAGGACCCATTTAACTTTTTAATGAATCCTCCAATGGTTCGCTTACGTAAAACTACTGTACAATCTGTTCCTCATAATACATTTACTGCTGTTAGTTGGGATTATGTTGAAGTTGAAACCGTAAATTTCTGGGATTCGGCCAATCCGACTAAGCTTACTCCAAGTGTTCCTGGTTATTATATCGGATCTTTTGGATGGTCCTTTGTTGGAAATGCGACTAGCTATAGAGCTGGTCAAGTCATTAAAAACAGCTCTGGTACTGTGAAAACTATGGTTGTTCATCAGGACGCTTATACTAATGCAACTTATACGGAAGTATCAAGAGGCAATGTGTTTTTTGAACAATTTAATGGAACAACTGACTATATTACTATTGAGTTATTCCAGGTTTCGGGTGGGTCATTGAATATTGAAACTAGTATTATTGATCGTCAGCCAGATGTTACATTAAGGTGGTTTGCACCATGAGTGTTCCTAACGTTCATCACTGGTTTGCAGGTGAAGAATTCAATGCAGCAAGAATGAATGAAATTGGTGATGTAATTAAGTGGCTCAGAAATCCCCCTATGGTTCATGTGGCTCGCCGCTCTACAGGTCAATCAATTACGTCCAACACTTGGACTAAAATTAGTTTTGATACTTTATTCAACTCTTATGACCCCTATGGTTTTTTCGATGCAGGATCTCCTGATAAAATTACGATCACTGAACCGGGATGGTATTCCTGTGAAATTCGAATTGCAATGGGAACTGCTACAGATACCCGAGTGATTATGGGTCTGTATAAGAATGGGTTTACTAGTAGCGAATTGTTATTACGATATGATCAGCCTACTGTGCCATCCACACCGAATAACACTATGAGAAAAGAAACAAATCTTTTCTTTAATGCGGGTGATTGGATGCATTTAGGAATTTTCTGTGATGGGGCATCATTTACTACTGCGAATCCTTCAGACGGAGAATGTTGTGCATTACGGGTTCGATGGGTTTCTAATTAAAAGGAGAAAAGATGATTGTTGGTGGAAAGCCGACTCAGGTAGCGCACCCAGGTCGCGCGACTTTTAGAACTATTTTCCAGGGAGTAGTTGCAGCGGCTGCAATTCTTCCCCTGGTATTGTCTACCGCTGGTATTGCGCCAGTTGGTATTGCTGGTATTGCAATCGCAATTGCCGGTGCTTTAACTCGTGTAATGGCTTTGCCTGCTGTTGAGGAATTCCTGGAAAATTACATTCCGATCCTCGCTGCAAAGCCCAAGTCTGACAACTAATGTTAGGAGTCAATCTAATGGCGAACGATAAAGTTCATGCAGTAGGTGACGAGGTTACTGTTTCGGGTGTTGTTACTCACGTCGGGACTAATGGTGGGAACCCAGAATATACTATCGCTGTAAATGACGAAAGTGTGGAGCGTCCGATTTCAGTTCCTAATCGCGTACACCCAGCAGCTTTTACTAATGGTCCTGTTGAATTAGCGGAAGCTAATCAGAAGACCTATGATGAAGCTGCAAAAGAATCAGAAAAGGCCGACAAAGAAGTAGAAAAGGCTGAAGAAAAGCCTGCTCCTAAGCCTCCTGTTGCTCCGGCCAAGAATGCAACTGTAAAGTAATCGAGAGGAACCGACATGGCAAGTGAAACAATTAAGATTGAAAACGGTACACTAACTGTAGAAAGAGTTGGCCGTAATAAGTCCAATCTAGAAGTTTCATTGTCCGATGTGGAATCGGTTTCCTTTGAACGTGGTGGAGAGAGCGAGGGACAGAGTGATGGTACTCTCGTTCTTTTCACTAAAGATGGAGATCGTCACACTGTTCGAGTAGCGGACAATGAAGTAGGTAAATATCTTAAGCAGATCTATAGTGCCCAAGAAGAGAAGCCTGTTACAAAAGAAAAAGTGACATCAGCAAAGTCCACTGAGGACAGTGCTAAATAATCTTTACTGCGCCCCATAACAAAAATAGCCCCTGGCTACCGTAATTGGTAACCAGGGGCTATTTTTATTTCTTAGGAATCTCGCACACGTCATTAGTGCAATATTGCTCACCATCTGCGTCCACGATCAGTTCATCATAAAGAAGATTCATGTCTACTTTAGACAGAGCACTTTCTAAGTTCGTATAGTCGATCGAGCTGATATTGGTGTACGGCTGCTGAGGATATACCTTATTTCCCATAGGTAAGAAGGAGATAGCCTTTAGTTGCCCATCGTACATAGAGAGAATAGTTGATACGTGATTGGCTTCTTTCTCAGCATCAAATGACACTGTGACAGATACACCATTATCACTCCACCATCTTTGAGCTTCAACAGCTAGTGAAGCTTTTTCAAAAATTGTGACATCTTTTTCAGAGCGTGCAGCATCAGAATGAATAGGGAAGTAAATAACCACACTGGAATCGGGACTAGTTACCGAAGTCTCCACAGTATATCCTGCATCTCGGAATACAGAAACAATTGGATGATCCTTATCGAAGATTACCGCTCTATTAAAGTAACTTCCTCCAGGACTCCAATGAACGCCAGGACTTTCCCCGACAAGTAGCGAAGTGGTTCCCGTAGGCTTAACAGTGGTGACTTTAATGGATTCACGTACACAAAGCCATTCTGAATAGATTTTGTCGTACTCTTTGATAATCCCGTATCCTGAATCCATCCAATTACGGAGGACAGATCTTCCGTTGTTGTCTGCGAAATTTGCAATTCCCGACATAGAGATTCCGATTCTTCGATTTCTCTGCATAATGGCATTAGTCCGTGGAATACCCGTCGGAAGTAATGTGACGGTTTTGGCATAGAGGTAGGCATATTTTAATACTCTCTTCAGTTCAGCTTCATCAGTTATTTTAGATAAGTGTACATTCACCAGAGTACACATTTCACCAGACTCTAATGGCTGTTCCACACATGGATTGAAACCAGCAAATCGCCAATCTTTATTATCTGGTGCATCAGCTAATCGTCCATACTGTTTGGCAACATCTTCCCAAATAACACCAGGCTCACCATTTAGTGCGATACCTGGGATTACACTACTAAGGTCATCACCCACAAAAGCACGAATAGAGTTATTAGACATATAAGCCCAGCCAGGATTCTCAGGGTCATAGGAATTTCGTTCCGGGAATACTTCTGGATTTTTGAGATTGAGGAAGTTTTTAGATTCCTTTCGCCCGTAAGCAAGTAAGGCCGAGCGCCGTACATTGCCAGAAACAACGCAATCACCAATGAGATTTGCAATGTCAGCAATATCAACATCACTTAAAATTTCCCCCTCCCTGTTACCAAGAATTCGGTCAATCATTGTATGGAGTCTCTTCAATGGTTCTGGCCCTGGTGCAGTTCCTCCGAATGTGACAATCGGTGCCCCCTTGGGCCGAATCAGGGAATAGTCAAATTCCCATTCATATTGATCAGGCTTCAGATAAGAATCGAGATGTAACTGTAAAGATTCCACCCATCCTTCACGCGAATCAGGGATTAATCGATACTGTGCAATCTTTCCATCCACAGTTCTTTTAGGCTTGTGAATGATGAATTCTTTCTCCGCGCCGCGAGTGTCGTAGCCAACTCCCACACCGAGCATTGACACATTCATCAAAAATGTAAAAGGATTGCTAGGATCTGCCTTGGTCATGTCATACGTAGAAATAAACGCGCAATTCTGTAAAGCTGTAGAATCCTTACGTCCGTTCACTACATAAGTCCCCATGGCAAATAACCCGCGACCGGGCGGAGTCCATTTCATATTGAATAAAAGATCATAAGCTTCTTGAGCAGATTTCTGTGCCTTATGATCATTCCATGGAAGTACGTGCTCCTTTGCCCAATCTTTTTGGATTGAATACATTCCCTCGATTACTCGACGACAAGTTTCCCACCATCGCTCTTTTGAGCCATCTTCTTTAGTACGCGAATAGGTGCGGATAAATGTGATTTCTCCGAGGCTATTTCCGCCAGCGTCACGGAAGCCAAACGGAGCTTCCCGATCTTTGTAACCGTCCACAAAGGAATCGGTCAAATTGAAACTAAGATAAGACATAATTTCCTTTCAACGCCAATAAGGGAGCAAGATCGAAATGACCTTGCTCCCTTATTAAGTAAGCAATATTTAATTAGCGGCGTTGAGCGCGCTGTGCATCAAGACTGATTGCATGTGTCTCGACACTAATGACATCAACAGGTTTTGCATTCTTTCCTGCGTATTTAAGCCTATTGATGTTTATAATTCTAGATCTCCCACCGTTCCTAGAGGGATTACCGGGAAAGTAGGGACCGATTACTTCTACGAAAATATCGTGGAATGTATTAGAATCTGGGACTATGCCTACATATCTCCATAACCCTTGAAATCCTGTTACTCTAACTGGCCATTTAGGACATGTTTGGGATCTTGGTCCAAATACTAGACAGCCTTTATCATCCACATGAGGCAATTATTCCTCCCGATAGATGTTCTTGTCCCACTTGTCCTTACGGCGTCGGACTGGTTTGTTTTTCTTTGAAGGAATATCATATTCATCGCGCTCGAACTTTCCTTCATTGTTGTTGTACTCTTTGGGCTCAAATCTACGGTCCCGATTATTACGCCTTGGCACGATCACGCTTCTTTACAGGAAACAACTCTTTCAGATCTTTTGCCATTTTATCGCCTACGATTTCAGAAAACTTGAATCTTCCAGCGACTGAAAGGTCAGTTATTTCGTGTCCACTAGGGACAGCTTCACCGGCCGGTAGTCGATAATTGTGTTCATGCCCTTTTTTATCTTTAGTAGTGGCATAAAACTGATGAAACATTATACCTCCACAATAAGTTGCTTAACACCGCCGCCAAAGTTAACGAATACAGTTACCTTAGAATCTTCTAATGGTTTTTCGTTAATCTTAGCTAGGCCAACAGCTTCGTTAACATTATCTAATAATTCCTTTAAGGACATTCCCTTTTTCGGACTATCTGCTTCATAGGACACTTTACGTGCCAATGTAATTCACCTCCCAGGCATCCATGTTGCGAGGAGTCCAATACGTATTCAAACATCCAAATGGTTTAGTCGATGCTTCATATACTCGGCGCATGGCTGCTCTATTTCTATAATTCTGAGCTAATAGATCCCCTTTCGTAGGCTCGTTTTTAGCTCTCTTTTTCTTTGTCATGGTGCAACTCTTCCGTTATTTACAAAGGACTCCCAAGCATAAGGAAATGCCTGTGAGAAATAGATTTCATATTGTCGTGCAACCTGATCGATCTCCCACATAGGAAAGGTAGGGAATCTCGCTGAAGAATCCTTAACTCTCAGGCTTAGGAAGTTCATCAATGCACGTGGATTCATAGCGACAATCATGGTTGACATGAGATTTAGTGGTAATACCATTCTAGATACTTCTTTTGCGACTCCATTATTTAGCATCTCTTTATAGGCATCCCATGACATCTGAGAATTTAGTTTAAAGTAATGCTGTACTGCACCGAATTGTTCCGGAGTTCCTGGTTCAAATATATAGGCACCAGGCTTACCAGTTTGAATAAGTGGACGCGTGAAATCAGGCACATAGAAATTAGGCTTCATTTCTGTATAGCGACCAGACATTTCATTATACGATGCAATTCTATGCCGATGATGCTCACGAAAGACTACGATCGGTGCGGTGACTCTAAAGCGCATTAACCCTTGCTCAAATGGACTGCCGTGTCGGTCACGCATTAGCATATTAACTAATCCCTTTACCCGTGCCGGATCTCCTTCTTCTGCTCTTTCACCCATTGTGGATACCCAAGCAGCTCTCGCGATTTCCAGGTCAGATCCAAGGTGATCAATGTACTCTACCTTCATTTCACTAGTGAAATTTATCCTTTCACTCACCCGTAGGTCACCTCAATTGGTGCGACATTTACAGTAAAGGATTGACTACCTATTTGTGCAGTAACAGGCGGCAAAACTAAATGTAATGTATCACCCTTCTGAAGTACAACAGTTCTCGGATTATCGATACCATTAACTGTCAGAGTAATACTGCTTGGAGATTCCTTACGCTTAATATCCATCCTCCATTGTCCTTTACCGATTTCCACGTCTAGCCTTTCTTGCTGCTTTATTCTTAGCTCTACGTTTCTGAGTCGCAGTTTCGTTTACTCCATGAATGTTGCCGCCATGTTTCCAGGTATTAAACATCATAAAGGCTTCTCTGGTTTGAGTGGCAACTTTCAATTCTCTAAGATTGTCAAGCTGCTCATCAGTTACTCCGAGCTTTTCTTTTAATCCTTTAATTTCTAATCTTGGATCTTCCATCACTTTCCTTTACCAAAGATATCACCAGGGTCTTCACCTTCGTCTTCACCTTCATGATGGTGAACAACAATTACATCTGGGGACTCCTCTGTGGAGTCATCGATTTCGAATAAATGAAAATCGAAAATAGTCAATCTACCTATAGTAAATAGCAGTCTCACTGTGCTAATACCCTCTTTAATTGTTTGGTTAGCCTAGCGATTTCTTTGTTATGCTTTGGAGTTTTCATCAGAAATTTCAATAGCTCTACCGCTGCTTCTTTATCCATTTCAATGACGTATGGTTCGCTCGTCGTTGGGAACTCCATTGCATAGACGACAACTCGTGACATTAGTACCTCTCACCATTTACCATAAAATGTCCATCAGGATTGATGGGCACTAATTCAGGGAACACCTCATCACCATTCAACCACAGAATACCGAATGCAGTTCCCCAATTATTAAGTCTAGCGCGACCTAAGTATTCGGCCGCTGGAATATCCATCATGTGCCCAACTTCGAGTCCCGCAAAAGCTTCTCTCTTATCAGATAGTCCCTTTGAGGACCAGACAAGGGCTGCTCTATGTGTATGTCCACAGACGACTGATTGATGAATTTCATTCGCGAGGTTAAGCGCTGTTGCTCCTGGGACTTGAGAAACTCTACCCTCGTCGCCATGCGCCATAATCCAATTAGGAGCAATCGGTACAGGAGACTCATGCCACTCGATTCCGAATTGATCAAGTCTAAGAGCGTTTTGGATATTGAATTTATAACCTTGGATAGTAAGTCCAGCAATGCCAGGTAACCGTTTTTCGATCGCCAATTCCAATCTTTCGTCATGATTGGATCTGACGAGATCCCACGGGCCATCGTATTTTGTACGATAATATTCCAAGAGTTCTCGGGTTTTTTCGAAACCACCTTCTAATCCTCCATCGAATTCTTGTCTCAGACCTTGTGCCCATCGGCCGATCTGAGTTGAATCTGTCATATCGCCTACATGACCTAATCGAATTGGCTGAAAGTCCCCAACAAAATCAGCTACACGTTTAATGATATCTTCTCGATGTAATGGTACTTGCCAATCCGGAAGAATGACTACCGCATTAGTTTTATTACTCATTTATCTCCTTATATTTCTTGCGACCGTGAACATGTTGAATGTACAAATGTCCCTTGTCTGGTTTCCCTTGATCTCGGAACCATGCGGTAGCCCAGAATTGAGTAGGCCCTTTCCACACATTGACCACGATCTCTCGATATTTATTTAGAATTGAAGCATCATCAGCCGGTACGGCTTTAGTATCTAGGCGGAGAATTAGACCATATACGTGAGCTTCAATAACAGGTTCTTCACAATAGGAGACAGGACATCGCGAAAGCCATGCCCTGCCTTCCGTAAATCTCATCCGTATAATTCCTTGCCACATACGTAGCAGTTGGAATCCATTGGTTCAGAACATTGAGTACATTTTGGAGTGTCAGTTGAAAGTCTATTAAATCTGAATAACTGTTTGCACATTGCTTGAACAATGGTACCTGATACAGGCATAAACTCTGGGTGATGATGTTCAGCACAAAAAGGGATAGCGTGTGCATGTTCATCGTCTCTTAATTCCTCTTCGATATTTACTTGAATATCAGGAGTGAGGACCGGGATTAGCATTGATGCGCTCCTCTGCACCTCTTACATATTTCATATCAATAGGCCCGCTATTTACTACTCTGACTTCAGCATCGGGATTAACTTTAGCATTTTTGATTAACTCAGCAATATCTTCCGGCCCACGCCACCCTTTTCGATAGAAGTAATTCACAACATTCAATGCCACTGCTCGATCAATACCTGTCGGCATGGAACCATAGCCATTAGCAATAATATCCATTACCTCATTGACAATTCCTTGATTCATTTGCACTTACCTCCACTTACTGGCGGGGCTTCAGGTGGTTTAGAAGGTCGTTCTGGTCGTTGAGTTTTAGGGGCTTCTTCTTGGCCTTTTCTATCGAAGAAGTTCATTTCTGACTCTCCAAAGCTCTACGTACCTTACTATTAGCATCAGATAACAACCTCTGAGCCTTTTCGTATAAGACCGTATTATCGTCTCTGGGAATATTAAGTTGCTCTACGTCGTAAGAAAATTCCATACTGTTCACTGTAACTTGGATCTGTACTTTAATCACTTAGTCCATCGCTTCCCTTTGATTTCCCATTCCACATCAATGGGCACACCTTTGAATTCTGTAGTCATGCATTCGGCGATTGCTGCTCCGATTTCGCTGGCTTCGTTCTCGGGAACAGATGCAACAATTTCGTCGTGCACCACCAATCGGATGTATTGGCCGAGTCCTCTTTGGTGAGCTTTATTAATGCCCGCTGCAAACAGATCTCGTGCAACCGATTGAATAGCATAATTCGGAGCGGCATAGGAAGGTGAGACAATAAGCCGTCTTCCAGTTGCTGTATAAAGGATTCCACCTGTCTTTTCAACATTGTCCTTTAGTCCAGTTGCCCATTTGTAGTATCGCTTATATTGATTGTCGAATGCTCTGATTGCTTTAGTTACTTGCGCCATGCTGGGCATGTAGCCAGTAGTATCCGATTCAGCCATCTGGGTATAAATACCTTTGGCACCACCAAGATAAAGGCGGCCGAATCCGATGGGCTTTGCGGCCTGACGTTGCCCCTTATTAAAATTCGCTCCAAATAGAGCAGTCGCGGTAACTTCATGTAAGTCTTCACCGTTCTTGATCTTTCCAATTAGGACCGGATCTTGCGAGACTGCTGCGCCCACGCGGAATTCCACCTGTGCATAGTCAGCGGTAATAATAACTTCGCCATCGTCAGCAATAAGTGTTCCTCGCACTCGTGGGTCATCCCGTGGGAACTGCTGAATAGGAGGATTTGAAATCGACATCCTATGGGTTGCTGCTTGCATAGGTCGAATATTTGGGTGAATTCGTCCATCTGTTCCGAGTTCAGCTCGCATCCCCCGAATGTAGTCAGCATAGTGTTTATTTCTTTTTGCTTCGAATACCGCTGTACCCAATCCTTGAATTTCTTTATTCTGTCCAAGATTCATTAGCTCCTTAATCACTGACTTATCCAAGGATGGACGATTAGTTTTATCAGAGAACTTAGTCCATTTAACATCAAAGGATTCAAATACCTGAATAAGAGAAGCTGCCGCATTAGCATAAGACTTAGCAGTCTTACCCTTTGCGATCTTCCATTTTACACTAAGTTCTTTTTCGTACTTGTCTGCGATCTCGTCGTACTCGGCTTCCACGCGCGCAGCCCATTCGTCGTCAAAGAGAATTCCATCTCTTTGCATCTGGGCAAGTCTCCACCCAAGCGGTCTTTCGTAATTGTAGAAACGCTCTAAATTGAGTTCCCTCATTTTATGTGTTCCTACTTCCGCTAATCGTGCGGTGAGGAAAACATCCTGTCCGGCATAGATATTGTATGCTGCATTATCGACAGGTATCATTGTCCACATATTGTCCTTATTGAATGCTCGACCAAAGAGACGCTTACCTTCCTCTAAGATCATTCCACGAGCATCTTTTTTAGAACCAGGATATACATACTCTGTACCAAGCTGTTCTAGCTTATGTCCAGAGCCGCCTTTCATGATGGGGCGTGGATCGATAAGTCTAAATGCAGTTTCAGTATCTTGTGCACCCGTAAATGTGTTATCGAAATCGAGTCCTAAAGATGTTTCCATAGCGAGTGCGTCATAAACCCAGTTATGCCACCAAACCGGCCGACCATCCTGACCAGTTAAATCGTTAATGGCTTGCATGTGCCATTCAGGTCTAAGAATCCACGCCTTATCTTTGGTTCCTACTTGGACAATACGGATACGGAAATCCTTGGCATATTGATTAAGTCCAGTGGTTTCCGTGTCCGCTGCCCAGAATACATCAGTATTCCTATAGAGTTGGTAGGCTTCACTTAGATCATCATCAGGTAATGGAACATAAATAGTGCCTAATGGATGCGAATAAGTGATCATTTAACTCCTAATCCCAAGTGTTATCTTCTGCGTCCCAATAGGCATCGTCATTGGTCAAATAGAATTGACCATCTTCTTCGAATAACAATTGGTCACCATCATCGTCATAAGAATCTTCGTGTTCCTCATCATCATAGAAATGATCCCATGAATCATTAATGTCGCTCGGATACGGCATCGTCAGGCCACCCAACCTTTGCTAATTGATCCGGATTATCAACAACAGTCACTCTTTCAAGTGCTGTGATTTTTACTGGTTTTTTATTGGTCCGGCCGTAGGTTCCTTGTCGCAATGGCTGAACACGAAGTGCCCATTTAAATTCTCCCCATTGCCAGTCTTGAAATATTTCGATTACTTCTGCTTCAACCATCCATTGATGACTACCTTTTCTTCCTGGGTAAACAACAATTGATCCCAGCTGAATGGGAGTCCCACGCCAATCTTTCATTTCAATATTAAGCATTAACCATTCCTAGATAATCTTCGAAATTACTTTCCGGAGTAGGAAATTCCCAAGTAGACATCATGGATTTTCCATGTCCCTGTCTCTTTGCAATACCGCCCATATCACTAAACTTTCGTTTTAGAGTTGCTTCTGAAATTCCTTGTTCTTTAGCCTTATCTTTTACTCGCTGTGACGGTACAGGACCGTCTGCTAATTGATCTGTTAGAAATTCCTCAGCAATTTCTGCCTGAGTTTTAGTAGTAGATCCTTTAGAAGAAATGTAATTGCGAACAGTTCCAACATCTTTTTCTCCTGCCCACTGTAGAGCGACAGAGGTAATAATCTCGTCACCAAACATGCCAACTGTGACTTGGGTCAGCGTATATGCAAGCTCCGGCAAATCGGACCTACCCAAGTTATTCTTGGCTTGACTCATTACCTTTTCTTCTCGGTTTTCTGGATTTTCTGCTACATAAAGTACAGCACGAGCAACCGCAGAGAATGCACGTGATCCCATGAGTGTCGACAATGGATCAGTTGACCCTGACTTATTTACGTGGATCAATCCCAATACCGCAGCTTGCGATGCAATAGCCATCTTTACTAATGGCTCCAAAGCTTTTCTCACATCATGATCTTTATGGGAGTCTAATTTGGAATCGACTCTCGACATCAATGGATCTAGAAGAATGAATCCAATCCCATTTTCTTTAGCAATCATACTCAATTCGTCAACATCGCGGGGCAGACTAATTCCATATTCATCTTCGTCGACAGGATCAGCTCGAAATACCTTGTCCAAATTAGCATTAGCAGCTACTAATCTAGGAACAATAGTAAATTCCCAAGAATCCTCAGTAGCTACAATGATTACTCCGCGAGGCTTACCGTAATGGTCTCCCTCTAATTGTCCTTTAGTAATCTGTGCCACTAGTGTATAGGCCAGAGTTGATTTACCAATTCCTTCACGACCAGCAAGTAAAGCAAGCGTGCCTTCTGCGATTCTATCTTTCCAAATCCAGCGAACAGGTTTCATAGTAATTGTGGACGCTGGTGTAAGTTTGATCTTCCGATTCGGTAGAGACTTCTTAGCCTTTTCGATGTTTCCATCGTGATTCAAAAGAGCATAGAGTCGTAATTTAGTTAGCTTAGTGCCTCTACCTACCGGCAAGTTGTCATCTGATTCAGACCAATTGGTAATTACAAAGGGAGAAAAATCCGCAATAGATAACGAAATTCCTTCCGAGCAATCCTTTCCTGGTCTGGCCCATTTGTTATCATCACATTGAATATAGCCGTGTGGTGCAAGAATTTCATTCCAGCTTAGAGGAAAATTGTCCTCTACTGGCTTTGGATCTGATTCGTATTGGTGACTGTCAGGGATTCCGAATGCTGTTAACTCGTCAACATCGTGTCCTGGTTTATCTGACCATCTAATTTGGACAGGTCTTTTTAGACCTTCTTTGTGATTAACACTTCCAGGTACCCGAAGAATTCGAGCTAGATCAGCAACCTTATCAACATGGAATCCGAGTTCTTTTCCCTTTTCTTCAAGGAGATTTGCCCACTCTTGAATAGCTTTCTTTGCCTTAGCTTTATCTTCGGCATCAGAAAAGACCCACGGACCATTTTCAAAAATCCAGAATGCCTGTAATCCTCCGCCAGAATGCATGAGCATTGATGCTTCAGGAAGTCCAGCTACAATGGACAATGCATCATCTTCGTTTGGCGGATTTGGAAGAGAAGCGGGCTTATGCCCAACCTCTCCGATATCTAAATCAGACCATAGTCCAGGAATCGAAATAATTGTGGACTCGCCACCGCGAGTTGGTTGAGGTTCGGAATGGGTGCCAACTGAAAGATAAAGGTCTGCTTTATCTGCGTATTTTACAATTACTTTTTCAGCGGCGTCAAGCGCGCTAGTTGCAAACCATTGAGTTCTTCTAGGTCGGCCACCCGCAAAGGCTGTAATACCAAAGAAACCAGGAGACTGACCATAAAGTCTCTCTAGCCATTCGCGGATTTCACTCACGCGCGACTCCTATTCTTTTATTAGGATGCAGCCTCTAACACATCAACTCTTGCATCTAATGCATTAATCGCATTTGTTGCATCCGTTCTCAGTTGATTAATTGCAGTAGTGTTTCCTTGAATTGCTGTTGTTGCGTCGGATCGCAATTGTGCAATGGCATTTGTTGCGTCTGTTCTAAGCTGAGTAACAGCTCCATTAGTTGCAGTGATCGCGGCGGTAACTCTTGGTTCAAGACCCGTTTCCGGAGCCACAACGTAATCTGTAATAGTATCCAGTCTACGCTGGACTTGCACTTGGAGGCCAGTTTCAGGATTAATAATGTAATCTGAGAATTGAGCCAAGCGATTGTCAACGCTTGCAACGTATTGATTCATAGCGTCGTGCCATTGTTGATGAGTAGTGTATCCATCAGCAGTTGACACTAATGCTCCACATAATGGACAAGTGACAATTTGTCTGAGCATTTTTAACGCTTCGTTCACTCTCCAATCATCTGCCATGAAGAATCCTTTCTTAAGTCGGCAGTAGATACAAGAAAAGGGGCCGATCCAATGTGGACCGACCCCTTATCTAATGTCTACTGATTACTCAGCATCCGCAGAAACAGCCGGGCTCACTACCTCACGGCCAGTTTCAGCAGTAAAGAAATCCTTTGCCTGCTGAGAAAGACGGCCACGCTGTCCAACAGAAACACCTTCAGGAAGTCTTTCCGAATTCTCTTGAAGGTACGCACGAACCTCGCGCGGTGAAGCTGCACTCATGTTAATTACTCCTTTGTTTTTACTGCACCCATTTATCTACCATTTGTGGCAGAATCATAAGCGTCTGGGCTTACGAAATCTCTACCAGGATTCAAATCAAGAGACGCTGATCCATCAGCAATTCTCTCACGTTCAACTCTTACTCGCCATTCGGCATACTCGTCACGAGTCATTGGTACTGCCTTCTTGTAAGGAGTACTGCGCCAACTGTAGCCTACTTGCTTTACCCAAGGAAGATCACCGTACAGGCTTCCTTTTGGTACCGAGTAAAGCAGGTACCAATCACCATCGACATTCTCAAAGAGTTTGACATTGGAATAGCGAGCGTTTCTAACAGTTGCTGCCTTCAATGCCCCAAGATTATTGGAAACCTTGAAAGTTCCTCTTTCAGAAGAAATTTCTCCATAGGTGAACGATGCGTATCGCGCTGATTCTCTAGGAGGATTAAACTTCAAAGACATTATCAGTGTCCAATGTGCTTAGTCTTGACTTGGAAATTCTTGTAGGTGTTGTCACCCTTACGATTCGTGGTCTCTCCCTTGTAAACAACCGCGAAAATGTCACCGGAACGGAGACCTCCGTCAATGACCTTGTTCATTTGATTCTCTAGAACAGTGGAATAACCACGCACTCCCCATACAGTGCCATCTTTATCGGTTAATTCCACATAAGGAACTTCATCTCCGCCATACTTAGCATCCTGAGTTACGGTGCCGACGTGAGTAACAGTTCCCTGAATTCCTCGTGGTTGGTCATCTTCATTCCACGGAACCCATGCCTTAGCATCACTTTCTGACATATCAGAAAGCAAATCAAAGTCCTCTTCATCCTGATTCGGACCAGTCGGGTTAGTGTCCATTTCGGACAGTAGATCTACTTCGTTTTCTGCTACCTTTGAACCACGAGTTGTTGTTGCTGGCATTTATCCAGTCTCCTTTGTTCGTTTGAACTTGATGGTTTCTACTTCATTGATGTTAAAGAATACAGCCGCTGCGTGATCTTCGTCGGTTTCTCCTGAGAACCATTGAATGAAATGACGGAAAGCACTGGCCTTCGCACGCTCCAATTCTTCTATGCTGTTAGCTTTTTCCCAATTACGACGAGAATATTTGATAGCACCTTTGCGAAGTAACTCAGCCCAGCGAGTAAGCATTAATTCGTCATAAGGAATTCCCTCAGGAATTACGAGATCAAAAGCTGGTTTCGTATCATCAACATCACGTACCATTCCTGAATCAAAATGCAGCCGGTTACCGCTGTCTTTTAATCCGGATTTACCCCACTCTTTTTGTTTTTCAGTAATTGCCGACCCCCGATCATTGCTATCGACAATTTGCATACTCTCAGTTTGACTGGGGTCCGGCGCTTCAGGTGTGACACACATCGCACCTGTTAACTCATCCGCTTCCGCAGCAGTCAAGACTTTATGTAACTGGAATTTAGAGCAATCGCAATTGTCGCACTTATTGATACCTAGGGCGTGTTGCCCCCTGTTGTGTAGGCAAATGCATCTAGTACTAGAAAAAGGAATCAAAGGGCCTGAGTCCGTGCCTATTGTGGCAGCCACGATTTCTCCTCAGCATTGATCGCACGATCATCAATATATGCAGCATATAACGGTTTTCCACATTGAATTTCCTTGTATGGAATGCCATAATGTTGTAACCATTGCTCAATGATTGCATAATCAGTCCATGGTCTAGATGTATGAACAAAGATCTTATACCCCATTGCTACTAAGACTTTTAGTTTGTCCACATTGGACCAAATAGGGTCACCAATTTCCGTGGTCGGATTATCAGGAGTCCATAATGGTTCTGCCAGTGTTCCGTCCAAATCTACACCAACCCAGATTAGTTTAGACCTCAATGGTTGAGGCTTAAACTTATTCTCTTCTTCCTCGATTCGAGCTTCTAGTTCAGCTAACTTTTTCTCGGCCTTGTCGGCAAGGTCTTTAGATAGAGGTCTATGTACAATTTCCCAGTCTTGAATACTGGATTCTTGATAATTTTCAACTGACGGCATAATTCAAGATCATCTCCGGGGATAGAAAAAAGGGCCAGGCTTTTCAGCCTTGACCCTTTAATCACAAATACATTCCAGTTGGGAAATCG